AATACTGCACTAGTCACTTCGAATGGAGCGCGTCACGTTAAAACGTTTCTGCTTCACGCTTAACAATTACGATGAAGATAGAGTGAAAATATTAAAAGAATTTATGTCAACCAAATGCAAATACGCCATAATGGGATTCGAGGAGGCACCAACTACTGGAACCAAACATATCCAAGGATCCTGGTAACTCCTTTTTTTCCTATACTAAAAAATTAACTCCCACACCAGTAATCTCCTCACCCATGCTAGACACAGTACCATCAGAAAACTATGCGGAGGCCGAGGACACATAGAAAAAGCAAGAGGAACTGACCACGAAAATCAAATTTATTGTAGCAAGAGTGGTAAATTTATTCAATTCGGAGAACCTCAAACGCAAGGACAACGCAACGACCTGAAAGCCGCTTGCCAATTAATTATAGAAGGAAAGAGTGAGCGTTCCATCGCAGAGCAATTCCCCAGCCAATACGTTATGTATCATCGCGGATTCCAAGCACTCCGAAACGCCATCGCGCCACCTAAGCCGAGGGATTTCAAAACCGAGGTATATGTATATATTGGTCCAACTGGAACGGGTAAATCCAGAAAAGCCGCTGAAATGGCCACGCAAACAAACGAACCTATTTTCTACAAGGCTCGTGGTAACTGGTGGGATGGCTACAAACAACAAGAAAATGTTATTATCGATGATTTCTACGGATGGCTTGAACTTGACGAACTACTAAAAATAACCGACAGATATCCCTACCGAGTACCTGTCAAAGGCTCGTACGAGGTTTTCAACAGCAAGCGTATATGGATAACAAGCAACAAAACAGTTACGACCTGGTACCCTACGGAACGCGATGAACTACTGTTAGCCCTTACCCGACGCTTTACACAAATAGAATACTTTTAACTAAAATCAGTATCTTTGGGGCTAAAAAAGCGTACATGGGCACGTAATATAAGGGGATATTCAACGGGAGGTTGGCCGCTTGCAGGGGGGCTGAACTTATAAATCGCACAATAATGACGCACAGCAGCAGCATCATATCCGGGGCTCTGACTAATAAGAGGCCTATAGCGAGTTAATCCACTTCCAGTTAATACGGTACTTTGACCAGTCTCCGATAGAACCGACGCGACCGTAGGCACAAAACGTCTATATGAACTTCGAGTGGCAGGATAACTCTTAGAACGAGGTAAAGACAATATCTGCACATAGGTCGCTTCGTTAACTTTCATCGTCAATGGCCGATGAAACGGCGCACAACAATATAAGTTATTCGGGACAGTAGAAGAAGTCGTATTACACCAAGGCACAACACGAACACTTAAAGACATAAAACGATACGGATTGTATAAATTATACGTATCCGCTAAACGTCGAAAGTCGGAAATGTACGGCTCCAAAACTATTACATTATCATCTAATGTGGGGACAATGACCTCCGTCTTAACAGCGTATACATCCAAACCAGTAGAGCGACGCAAACGCTGAGGGCGATACAAAGGCAGCCTATAACGCCGCCTGCGATAAATACGTCTGTTTTTGTAAACACCTGCACGCCCGACATACCGATAGCGACCCCTCCTAGCACGCCACATAGGAATGACGTCAACCTAGAACAAAGAACTCCCCTTAAACCGATGACTCATACCTCACTAAAACAAATTCAAGGACGCTTTCCTATTGGTTAGCGCAAACCCTATAAATATTCCTGTGTCCGAAGTGACTAGG